ACTTCGATAAGTCTTCCCTTTACATCAACGGTACAGCTCTATTCGAAGAAACTTCGGCCCTGTACCACCACACTGTCGTGCCAGAAATGCACAGCACCGACCTCCCCGATGATGTCCTCGAGGATTTACCCACTTACACATGGCCATTCTGTATCAACCTCAGCAAGATGCAGCCCACGGGTACTCTCAACTTCTCTCGTATCGACAATGCCAAACTCACCCTTGTAAACCCCTCGGGTGGTAACGCCCTCCACAGGGTGTATGCGGTGAACTATAATATCCTTCGTATCAAAGATGGTATGGCTGGTGTCGCATTTGGTAACTAAACCAAACCTAAGTCATATGTATATAACGTTAAAATCACGTAAAAAATGGTAAAGACGAAAGTTCGTAAAACACCTACTCTTGACGCTGTTCGTGGAGTGAAGTCTCATATTGGTGAGCTTCTTTCGCAAATCAAACAAGGTCAAAAGTGGAAAAGGAAATATAAAAAATTGAAAAAAAGAATTACCCAATTCGAACCTAAAAAGATAGTGGTGAAAGATGATGTCCGTGAAAAACGTATTTATACTATTGTGATTTCCATGTTACAAACACTTGGAATGACTGAGGCCACATGTGACTTGGACTTGGACCTGCTCAGGTCCGCTGCAAATTGTCCCGAACTCATGTCCAGACACGCAAAAACTATTGCAGCTGGGGCTCTACATGCATGTATTAAACCTGAATTGAACAAGAGATTCATGCAAGAGAAGATTGGTGTTTCTATACCCACAATTGGTCAAGTGTCAAAAATTATTAAGAGTGTGTCCATGAAGTTAGATTATCCTTAGTTTTGTTATTTAAAAGAAAGAATAGCCAATAATTCAATGCTACCATTTGTAATCAAAGATGAATCTGTCAAACAGACTATGCATATAGAACCACTTTTTCCTAAACCACTTGGATTTTTACAGATGGACAAAGCAGTAAGTAAAAAATTTATAGAATTTATAAAAAACAAACAGTTGAGTTTTTTAAAAAACGATGGTGGTAATAGTTCAACTAAAAGTACATACATCCTCGATAATGACGAACTCAGTGATATAAAAAAAGTGTTGACAGATTCCGTTAATGAATATTTTAAAGAAATTGTTAATCCTGGTAAAGATACGAAATTGTATATTACCAACTCTTGGATAAATATGAATAAAAATGGTGAATCGCATCATACCCATCATCACCCAAATAGTATAGTATCTGCTGTATTCTATATAGATACATGTGAAGAAGATACACTTTCATTTATGAACCCATATACTACTTTATTTGGTAATTTAAGATTTAGTCCCAATAGAACAAAGTGGACCACACTCGAATGGAACATACCGGTAAAGAAGAATCTACTCGCGATGTTTCCATCTACCTTACCACACCTGGTAATACCTAGACCAAACACATGTACGGGAACACGGATATCTTTATCATTTAATACTTGGTTTAAAGGTACAATTGGTGATGGTGAAGATAGTCCCACTCAATTACATTTATAACATTTTGTAATACTAAATGATTCCAGTTTTACTTGTTGGTCTCGCTGCTCTCACCGCCTATACCTACTATGGTCAGAACCTCGTGTCTGCCGAAGAAGCAAAGAGACTCATTAAGGATGGTAAGATAAAGAAGGTTATCGATGTTCGTACAATCACCGAATATCGTATGGGACATTACCCTAGAGCGCTTCATATCCCTGTTGATAAGATGAACGAAAAAACCACCACGGAACTCCCTAGGCGGGGATTACTCGTCTATTGCAACACTGGGCAAAGGGCCAGATTTGCAGCAGAGAAATTAGAAGGTCTTGGGTTCAAGGATGTGTACTACATCGCTGGACTTTACACGAGCTTACTTTAGAATATCCTTAGTTTTTAATAATCTTTCCAGACGTTCCTTTTCTCTTCTCATAAAAATAGTAAGCTCCATAACTTCACCTTCCAACTTGACTTTCCCCGCTTGTCGCATCCACATGACATGTTTGACCCTAGTCACATCGACTAGTGACATTTTGCTAGTTGGAGCCTGGCTATGAAACACTGCTAGAACCATCGCATCCCTCTTTATTTCCCTAGGAAGTTGGTCACCCTCGTGACACACGACAACATGTGCACCTGGACAGTCAGACACATGCATCCACCAGTGTTTAGGGTCACTCGTCATTGTCAGTTGGTCATTTTCTTTTGCATTTTGACCAACCTGGATTTTGATACCATCGTGGGATGTGTATTCAAGCATGATTTTATCTCGTATTAATTCCTTATATGGTATCATATGCACGTCGTGTTACAACCCAGTCCATCATTCACTCACAAGTATAGAGTTACCTTACCAAATAAGAGAGCTATAGATTTTGGTCAGACGGGGGTTCAGTATTTCCCGGACCATGGTAATCCCCGTCTTATGCGTGCACAACTTCTTAGGAAAGGGGCTATCATTCCTAAGGAGCTGCGAATAGAGAGAGATCAGTATGAGATACAAAGGGGGATGTTGAAAATTAAAGAAAGTTCGGAAGAAGATTGGGAAGATTTCTTCAGGGCCGAATATTGGGAGAGATGGGTATTACACACTTACCCTAATGTGGATAAGGCTAAATTGTATATGACTATGACTCAAGGTATACTTTTCATGCCTACACCCGAAGACCTATGGTTTGCTAATTGCCGGTAGACCCAAAACCACCTGAGCCACGTTCAGTATCCTCAACGATACTAATCTCCTCGATGGGTGGCGTCTCACACCGCTCTAGAATGAGTTGCGCAATTCTATCACCCTTCTTGATTTCAAAGTCCTTCAATCCATGATTAAATAGAATGACTTTAATTTCACCGGTATAATCTGGATCAATCACACCCGCACCAACATTGATGCAGTGCTTCGCAGCTAAACCCGAGCGGGGAGCTACACGACCGTATACCCCTGGTGGAAGAACCACTGTAATACCAGTTCCTACGATTGCTCTTCCAGCCTGGCTAGGAACCATGGCATCCTCGGAGCTATATAAATCATATCCCACAGAATGATCAGACCCACGAGTAGGCACAATAGCATCGTAACAGAGCTTCTTGACCCCGAGGGACATCTACTTGTATCATGACTCAAATCCTTAAGTCTGTGAGCATTTGTAGTATCGTCTCGTGTCCCTTCAACTTGGCGTTAAATAGTGGTGTCATACCGCTATGCGACGCCTTATTGGTGTCCGCACCCGCCTCAATCAGTATCTGCACCGTTGTCTCGTGACCGTGTTCAGTTGATGTTAACAACGGTGTCCAACCAATATCATCAGTCTTGTCAATGTCCACACCCGCTGCTATCAGGGCCTTCACTACCCCATCATGACCATTTCCAGCGGCCATGGAGAGTGGTGTCCAGCCAATATGATTACACACGTTGATGTCAGCACCTGCCTCGATCAATGCTAGTACCTCTTGCGCATGACCGAATTGAGCGGCTATTGACAACGGTGTAAACGCCATACTTATACTATATCTACAATCCTTAACTTTGTTGAACCGCACCCGCCTTGCTAAGCATCTGCATCACACTCTTGTGGTCGTTTTGAGTGGCGATCCATAGAGGTGTCCGACCATCATCCCTCGCTTGGTTGACGTCCGCACCCGCCTCGAGTAGTATCTGTACTATCAGTTCATAACCATAATACACGGCGCTGTAGAGTGGTACCCCACCGAATGTATTCGCCTTGTTGATGTCCGCACCCGCTTTGATCAATACCTTCGGGATCGTCATGTGACCATTTAATATAGCGATGTGCAGTGGTGTTCTACCACAATCATCCACCACATCGAGGTTCGCACCCGCCTCGAGTAGTATCTGCACCACCTCCTCATTTCCCTTCATTGCGGCGATGTATAGTGGTGTCCACCCTTTATTACCCACCTTGTTGATATCTGCACCCGCTTTGATGAGCAACTGCACTACCACTCTGTGGTCATGTTGAGCGGCGGCGAACAGTGGTGTCCAATTGCTACTACCCACCTCATTGACGTCCGCACCCGCTTTGATCAGCGACTGGACCACCACCTGCCGGTTAAATAGAGCGGCGATAAACAGAGGTGTATCCACCATACTTCTAATACGTCTAACATCCTTAAGTTTATGGATGACTAAATCTAGGAGACACCCCTTTTCTAGCTCGTTCCATGTATACCAGCTTTAAACATATATATGGAACTGCGTAAAATACCATACCTGACCACATCTTACATTAGGATGAGAATTATTTGTTCGCGTACTTCTTCTTCTCGTCATCAGTGAGAGCTCTCCACATTTCACCTAGTTTTTTACCGGTGTCGGTAAATGTGATGTCAGGGTTCTCCTTGGTAATCTCCGGGCGCATCTTCTTG